ACTAGGAAATGCAAAATCACACGTTGTATATACTCCATTAGGGTCATCTAATAACAAATTACGATTACCTGTATTTTTTATATCACGATGCTGATAAGTACAACCAGGAACATCTATATCATTTGGATTAGGTATATCAATATAATACTGACTATAGATTTCTGGAACGTCTGGAATGTATATCTCAGGAATACTTATATCAGGTATTTCAGTCAAAGGCATCTCGTTTTTTTAATACTTCTACTTCTGAAAAGCATTTAGGACAGGATAAATTAGTCATTACCGAGAACTCAGGATAGCCATTCATATCCTCTTCAATATCAATGTCGCCACCTATGATTAATTCTGTATCGCACCAATAACACTTCATTTCTTAAGGAAAGGAATGGATTGACCTGTTGTACTTGGTAAAGCATTATCTAATACTTTAGGCATCATTCCTTGAACACCATTAAGAACTTTATTCATCATCTTTGTTTGAAACTGTTCTGATGTTACATATTTATATCCAAAGTATCCTCCACCAAGAACAGAGGATACCATTATGAATGAGACAATACTCAAAATTTGACAAACACGATTTAGCATAGAAAAATGATTAAATTTGCAATTATTAGAGCTATGTCAGTTATGACATTCGCTACATTAATGTTAATTATAGGTCTATCCCCTCTCTACGTCACTATGGGGATAATGACAAGACAAATGCAACAAAAGATTGTTGATTAATCAGCAGCTTCTATTAAATTTCCTTTTGCTACCCACTCTAATATTGCATCATAATGTCTATTTCCTGCAAATAATGGAATTGCTAATTCTTCACCATCTATAGTTGCCATAATGCAACTATTTTTTCCATTTTTGTCTTTAACATATTTTGCACTTGTAATGTTCATTGTTTAAAGCTCCGCATCAAATTTTAATTTTGAACCATCTTGCATAAATTGGAGGTTCCCAGGTCTGTCGGCTGCACCCATACCAGAATAACTGGTGTTTCTAATTGTGCATGCATTAAAAGATGTGTTGACACCTTCTAAAGAAAAGGAAACAGCACTATTATCACTATCGTTTGTAGCTCCTTGAAATCTAAATAGTCCAGATTTAGAAACAGTAAAAGCTGCTCTCATTGCAGGGTGAAGTTGAACAGGCACTCGCATAGAAGTTGCGGACTCTGTGTAAGCAGGAAATCCTGTATAGTCATTGGAATCTCCATTAATTTGTTGATAATAGCGTTTGCAAAGCTCAAGCTCCTGAGCAAATGACCTATGCTCAAAATCTGTTGCCACGCTGCCTACTTCTAATTGAACTCCTGTAATTTGCCAATAATTATTAGTTGAACTAACAAAATTTACAGCTTGACCATAAGCAAAACCTGCATCTGAATAATTACCCCAACTTGTACTATCTGCACTCGTATAATTAGTGCCCGCAGCTAATTGCCAATATACAGCCAACCCATTACCATTGTCATTTGCTATTCCGCTAGTAGTTAGACCAACAAAAGTTATTGTTTTCTTTTCCCACGTTGCAGATTGATTAACAGTATAAGTAGAGGTAATTATACTTGATGTTGTGTCATCTTTATATAAAGTGACTGTAAAATTACCAGTTTGATAAGATTTTACATAAAAAGATAATGTTACTTTCTGTGCTGAAGATGAACCATAAGCAAGTTGTTGTACATTTTGACCTTCTATTTTCTGAACAAGATAAATATTTTCATTGGCATCTAAAGTACTTTCAATAGTATCTACAGAAAGTTTAAATGATTTAGAAAACCCAGTACCAGATGGAGCGTCAGTTACTTGAGCATGAGTAAAACTTGCATTATCAGTATTATCTGCTCTAACTTGAAATCTATCAACTTGAAAATGCCCTGAAGTTGCAGAACTTGCGGTTGACGTGCCGCGTTGAGCCACTTGCATAGCTCCGTTTATTATTAAATTACGATTACTTAGGTTATTAGTAATATTGGCAGTACACGTTCCATCAGAATTGTTGACAGTAATAGCAGCAGCACTAGCTCCTACACCTTTTATCGAATTTACCTTAATTTCACTCATGGTTTTGGATACTTGTCCTTAATAGCTTTAATTGTAGCTTTCCAGCCATCTATTCCATTATGGTATATATCGTCTAATTGACTAGCATAATCTGGATATTCTGCCCTTCTTTTTGATTTATAGCTGTCATTTTCTAAATCCCATGCAGCCTGTAATGCAGCAAGTCCATCAATACATTCTTTTTCTGTTGGTTTAGAACCTCCATCATGCACTATTAAGTTTGCATAGATCTTGTTTTTTGAATCACTCCACCCAAACCATTGTCCAGTTCTTATAGTTATTAAATAATCTTCGATATGTGATGGTTTCATTTTTATGTGTCTCCTAATCTTGTAAACACTACATAAGTATAATTTTTATCACTATGACCATGTATGTTTATAGAATCTATATTGTCTATTGAAAATATACATTTATGCGTAGACGTATCAGTAACATCAAACAGTGTACTTGTAAGTACATTGTCAAATGTAGCTCCAGATATGTTTGCAATACTGCCATAATTTGTCGAAACAGTATCATAAGAACTTCCATTATTTGCTGTTGTCCTGATAGTTGCTCCTAAATACCTCCGATCTATGCCATTACCGTAAAAATTACAAATAAATTGTATAGAGTAAATTCCTGTGCTTGGGAAAGTAAAAACACCCGAACTTTCTGACATTGAAGAACCAATATAACCAACATTAACATGATCTGCAACCTCCCAATTTGAATCAATAGCACCAAATCCAATAGAGGCTGCAAAACTAGTATTTATCCTCCATATTTGTGCCATTGTTATTCCATTCACAGTAGCCATTGTTGCGTCTGCAACGTCTGGTAATGTAAAAACTCTGTTATTACTAGATGAAGAGGGTGCTTGTAAGCTGAAAGACCCACCACCTGATGCTGCGTTTAGTTTAATCTTTGCTGTCATTTATCCAGCCTCCAATGCAGCTACTTTTGTTTCTAATACTTCAATTTTAGCAATAGCTTCCTGTAATGCAGCAGTAAGTAAAGGTACAAGTTTACTTTGGTCTATTCCTTGATAAACAGGATTATTGTCAGAATCAACTTCATCTTTTGTACCTGTTATAGCTTCTGGAACTGCTGTAACTTCATGGGCTAAGAATCCATCTACTGTTGTTTCTGCGTCAGCAATGAAATTAAATCTTGATGGTTTTAATGTTTTTAATCTTGTTATACCATCAGATATGGCAACTACGTTTTCTTTCAGTCTGTAGTCTGAGCTTGTATTGTAAGCAGTAGAACTTCCAGACGTTTTTATAGCTCCAACATCTCCATTAGCATTTCTAAAAAGTATTGAATCATTTGTTCCAGTACCACCATTTTCTAAAGCAACAACTCGAACACCATCACCAGAAACTATACTTAACATAGAACCCTGTATAACAGAAGTAGTTGCTAACATCATTTTTCCAGCAGAATTTATTTCAACAACATTTGAAAAAGTTGATCCACCAGCAGCAGTTGAAACTTGTAGACCTAAATTTCCAGCAGCAGCATTATCTGGTAGAAATCTCCAGTTTCTTGATGATGAATTACTACTTGGTTTTGATAAAACAAATGTCCCATCGTGTACATCAAGAGTTCCTATGGGTGATGAAGTCTTAATACCTACGTTCCCAGACGAATCAACAGTCGCTCTAGTTTGTCCACCTGTATTTATATTGACAGTATCAGCACCAAAACTAACTCCTGTATTGCTATCTGTTCCCTGTACTGCTGGTGCGGAAGCTGATCCGTCAACCCCAGAAATACCAGTAGTGCCGTTAATGTTTAAAGCCATAATTAAAGAATAACAAGAATTGCACCAGATGGCACGGTAATAGTAACACCTGAGTTAATTGTAGGACTTACAGTATGTGCGTGTTTATTTGCTGTTAATGTGTAATTTGTAGTTACGTTTTGGTCTGTCTCAACAAAGACCTCATCAGTACCACCTCCAGTAGCTCCAGCACCGCCTCCAATTTCACCCCAACCTGTGTTTTTATAACCTTCAAAGACATTAAGTGTTGAGTTATATCTAAACATCCCAACAGCAGGGCTACCATCCCTCTGTGCCGTTGTTCCTACAGGTAGATTTAATGAATTTGTATAATTATGAGTTACCTTTCCTGTAAACGTACCACCAGCTAATGCCATTAAACCTAAATTAGTTGCTGATACATCACCTATTGTTATATACGCATTATTCGCAGCGTTTCTTATCTTCAATAATGAACTTGAAGTATCAATGTGCATTTGAAATGCAGTATTAATTGATGGATCACCAGAACCGCTATTTGTAGAATTTATTGCAGCAGCAATTTGATTTAATTTTGTACGAACAGCACTACCTGTACCGTTGTCAATAACGTATCCAGTTCCGCCTGTAGAATCTACTCTTGCCATAAGTTAGTTCCCTTTACCAAATCCTACCGCAGTAAAGTTAAAATTTCTACTAATACTAGCATTTGATGAGTTTTTGAAATGAACAGAAAAACCTGTTGATGTCACGTTCGTAACTTCAAAATAATCACCTGTAGCCATATTCTGTGCAGTTATACCAATAGAAGGTAAATTTGAATTTGCACCTAATAATGCAGAAGTTCCCACAAAAAATGGATGGTCAAAAGTTATATTTTTTACACCACTACCAGATGCAATTGCTGTTGCACTTTGTTCTGTTCTTCTCTGCAATGTTGCTGTATAACCTAATTCTGCCACCCTTATATCCTGTGCTGGATCATTACTTGTTAAATTGGTTCTAAATTGAAATCCTCTTCCTTTATAAACACCATTAACAAAGGTCTGAAATCCTGTATAAGTTGGTGATCCAGATGAAGGATCATCCTGTGTTACTCGTACAAACAATTCTGCATTTACATCATTTGCATTAGTACCATCAAAATCTGTCCATGTATCGACATTTGCTGTTCTACTATCAATTAAATCATTTGGATAAAAACCTTCAGTAAAGAAATGATGTTTAAGATCCAAACTAAATACCGCACCTAAATCTAAAGTTTCATTGAAGTCATACGTTCCAGATGATTGAATACCTCCAAAATCATCTAATGAGGCAACTGTGTCAAAATCTGTAATTGAATCAAAATTACCTCCACCAATTAAGTTAAGGCTATTTGTTGTTGCATCAAAATCTACATTAGTTTTTGTTCCTTGAAACTTAGGACTATCTTGATCTTCTCGCCTTGTTTGCACTACTAAAGCTGGTTGTGGGTCTGGTAAATCAATAACAACAGAAGCACTTCCAGCACTTATTCTTCCACCATCATCTACAAAACGTACTAAGTATTCTCCTTCAACATAAGGAACAATAATATCTGTACTATTTCCTGGAATCTTGTCAATGTCTACAGCTTTTGCGAAAACACCAGTTCCATCTGTTTTGGAAGAATGTCTAATCCTACAAAAACCTCCATGCAAAACATCAGTATCAGTACTTGCATCCCATCTAAGCCTTACAAGTTTATTATTAATAGGTTCTATTCTTAGGTTCTGTACATTAGCTGGAACGGCAGTTTTACCAACAGCATTAAAGGTGATATTACTAGAACTTGAAGATAATTGTTCGAGAATATTATAAGAAAAAACTTGAATAGTATAAGTTCCTGGTCTACTATTCATTATTTCAAAATCAGGTCTTGTAACCCTTTCAGATATGACATTATCATTACCAAATCTGTAATTAACCTGATATTGAGTTACTCCGACAACTGTTTGCCAACTTATAACAATTTTTGATACAGCCTTATCATTAATAACAAATATTTTTTCAACAGCACTCAAACCAGCAGGTGGTTGTGCAAGTGCATTTAAATTAGTTATGTCTCTAGCAGGTATTTGTTCTCCATCTTCAATAAATGCGTATTTACCTTCAACATAAGATAAGGCCGTAATCGCATAATTTATACCATCTTGTTCTTCTACTGTTATTACTCTGAAAAGTTGTGATTGCACATATGTATTAGATATAAGGAAATTTGCATTAACATTAGGAGCTTGAGAAAAAGCTTCTGATACAGTAATAGTTCCATTTGAAACAGATGAAATGGACTTACTTTCAAAAGATCCATCAGGTAAAATCACAGCCAATGTTGGATTGCCTTCGGGGTTTCCGTTAGGATCTACTGCTAAATCAGTTGCAGATGTATCATCAACAGTAACAACAGTTGCAGAAGTAACAGCAGACAATCTTCCACCCCTTCTCACACCTGCCCTTACTGGATCTTGTATTTCAATAATTGCACCTGGTCTTACAACCGCACCAGTGTCAATAGAGGTGGCAAATGCAACGACTTCAGATTCATTATTTTCAGCGAACAATATTGCTTTTCCTAATCTTCGAGCCTGCCCACGAGAAGTTGTAGCAAATGCTTTTACTTGCTTTACTACAGTGCCTATCTTTGATATTAAATTACTATCTTCCACGACCTCAAAATCCACTTCCTGACTATCCATATTGAAGTAAGAAACAGATACAACACTGTGTCTAGCTTTTAAACTACTTCCAGAATACGAAAAACCTTCTGATGTCACATTGGACAAAGTAAATAAATAACTTGGATCAGTAGGTTTATCCTGAGTAATACTTATTGAACCAGCAGACCAGATTGGCATACATCTCATAACACCTGCTAATTCATTTATTAAATTAAATGCTTCTGCTGGACTTTGTATATTTACATTGCAACTAAAACGAGCCTCTTGTCCACCTAAACCATCATCAACAAGAGTATTTGCATATTTAGATGCAGTTACAAAAGAAAATAAATCTAATGAACTATCTGATATATGATCTCCAAATCCGTATCTTTGGGTCGTGAGCAAGTCAAGCAACACCATCGCAGGGCATGAACACCAAACGGCAGCACCCATGACTCCATTAAAAATATAGCCATCAGGATAAACAATTCTCCCTGTCTGCAAATCAACCGTTGGTGTACCCGATCCACTAGCACCAGCACCAGGAATCCTTATCTTTATTCCACGGATACGGAATTTTCTTGAAGGCGGTGCATTAAATTGAACTGAATCTAAACGTAAAGCACTGTAAGCACTATTTGGATATGTATTGGCATCATCAATTATCTCACTAAAACTTGTCCATTGGAATTCATCTTGTAAAAAAGAATCAGTACTGTCTGCTGTTATCCTACTAACCCTAATATCTACAGGAAAATCACCAGTAAGATTTATCCCATAATCTCTTTGGTACGCATCAGCAGTTCTACCCGAAATAGTGTCAGTAATTAAATCAGTAAAACCGCCAGAATTATATTGAACTGAAATTTTATACTGTATTTCTGAACCTAATATGTCTCCTTTATCTGTTGCTTTCTGTAGTTGAGGAACAGTAATCAAAACATTAATTCTATCTACATTTGTATTTGTTATTTGTCTTGTGACAGGACTTGATGCTGTAACAGTTACACCTACAGTTGTTACAGAAGAACTACTCTCTATACCTTCAACTTTTGCCTGATCTGCCGTTCCAAATCTAGGGTTAAATACGACATCTTGAAAATTAAAATCAGTAGATGTTGCATTTGCAGAATCAGCAGACGCTTCTAAAACAGGAGTTTCATTTAAAAATACATCTTTCAATGCAGCATTATTATATGCAGTTGTTCCTTGTGTTCTACCTTCTTTTGAAGCAGTTGCAAAACCTTCTATCTCTCCTTCAGATATAAGATCAATAAAAGTAGCAAATTGTTTACTATGTAAAGTATCAGGAGTTCTTGTCGGTGGTGGTGGTGTCCTCCTTCTACGTCTAGCACCAATAATTTTCTTTGGTATGTCTGTCATGCTCTTACCTGTTGTGTATCAAGAGAAGTACTTACCACGACTGATCCCGTCATAATTTCTCCATATACTATTGGGACGGGAGTACCTGCTCTTGCGGTATTCTGCGTTCCAGAAAAACTAAACGATAACCTAGGATCTTCTTCTGAGCTAAAATCTGGTAATGGAGGCAAGGGAAATAATAAATCAGAGACTCCAGACAATACAAGAGATCCACCTATTCCTGCTAATGCTTTTGAAAGCATACCTACTTGACTTAATTTATGTAGTCCAAGTACGGGCCCTTTTCCAAAAAGCATCCCTAGTCCTGTTCCAGCACCAGCAAAAGGAATGAACGCTAATCCAATTAATGCTGCCCCAAATAGTATTCTTCCAAATCCTCTTGCACCACTAATAACAGGTACAAAATGTATATCCTCTTTACCTATAGGATGATAAATTTCTGATTCATCTATCGCATAATTTCCTATCTTAACTTGATAATATTTTGGGTTCATATAACCTTCAACTTGCGGAAAATTATTCACAAGAAAACTGACCGCTTTTGCAAGACTATCTACCTGTACTTCAAATTCTTTGTGACCTACAAACTCTGCAAGTTCACCATATAATTTTATCTTACGCATCATAACGATACCTCCCTCCTGTGCATTTTAATAACCAAGGATTATATGGCTCTCTACAAGATAGTCTATCTGCTGAATGATGTAAAACATCCCCATCTAAAAAAATACCAACATGATTTAATCCTTTTCCTAAAATACTCATTGCTAATACATCGCCATTCATTAAAGGTTCATCTGGTTTTAATAATTTAAAACCTCTACTTGGTAAATACCTCTCAAAAACTGGATCATTCATAAATTCTTCAATTCTTGTCGGTCTTTCATAATCTAATAATTCAACACCTCTTTCTTCTTTATACCAATCAACTATCAATGACCAACAATCTGTTACAGCCCAAACCCAAGGTCTACCAAGTAAAGGTGCTTTATATCCACATGGTTCATAATATCCCCAAGTTTCTGTCTTAGGATTAACAATATACCAGGGTAGTTTGCTATATTCACAACTCATCTTATCTGCCTGACTAGCAACAGGTGGAGTGTCAGGATGACTATGAATGATAGCTGTAATTGTTCCTAAGTTACTGCCTTTTATATAATCTTGTGGATCTAAAATAAAATATTCATCTGATTGTGCAGATAAATTACGGCAAGGATGATACCTTTCTTTCCCTCGAATATTTAATAACAAGCCACAAGATTCATCAGGATCTTGGTCTTTCGCATGAACAAGAGCAGCTTCTTTCCAATTCATCCGTTAAACGTACCAATAGAAGGAAAATCTGCTCTAGTGCATTGTCTTTTTGGTGCTCTAACACCAGCAAGATCAAACACTGAAGCTAATTCAAATTGAACTATTTCTCTATTTTCTGCTGCTTTACGATCTATTTTATATATTTCTTTCGGAAATTCTGCTGTAGGATCTGGCGTACCAAATGGATTTACTTGTTGTGTAGAAGTTGTAGTTGTAGTCTGAGTCGTTGTATTTGGATCGTTCATTGTGATTGTGTTACCCATGCCGTTTCCATGAACTGTGCAGTAATATCTTAAGTCGCTTGGAGCAGAAGGATATGCTGGCTGATAGGTAACTGTAGCTCCTGCATTTCCAGCAGTTCCAGATACAGTTGTTGTCTGTGATCCCCCTGCATCAGATTTTATTGCTAAAGGATGTCCACTATTTGAAGAATCTGATTGATCAAAGATATAAGTTGAACCTCTCTTCATTGTGATCACAGGATTATTTACACCATTTAATAAAAATATATTCACACCTCCGACATTTTGAACTGTTACTGTATAAGTTACAGTTTCGGCATCTGATGGATCAGCAATCGTTGTTGTTGTTACAGAAGCCGTTGTTGTTTCAGGAAAATTAACAGCATCTAAAAATCTTGCAAGAGTTCTAATTCGAGTGACAGTTGCTCCTGTTAAATCATTACCAGCCGTAGTGTTATTTATATTCAATAAAATAGCGGTAATAGTTCCAAGGGCATTGCTGACAGTAAGTGTAGGTCTAGGCAGTTGACCCTTACCATATTGAAAACCTTCTGCTTTGATTGGAAATCTTTGATAACTATTACCAGCCCAAACTATTTCTCCATTATCTTTTAAAGATGACCCATTATGAAATCTATAAATAGTATTTTCACCGTGCAAATTAGTATCAAGTTGTAAGGTAAAAAGTTCAATTATTGCTGAAGGATTTATATTCTGAAGATCGCTAACAATAGCAGCACTACTCATGGTTCAAACACCTCTCTAAATGTCGCTTGGATCGTAGCTCTATTGTTATATGGTATAGATTTAGACCAAGTTTCGCAAACATATTGACCAGCACCAGATAAAGTAATCGAAACATTACCACTATTGGTTGCACTAGCAGCAGCAACTACTGTAAAAGTATTTGAATCTACTACCGAAGCAACAACAAAAGTACCATCAACGGCAGATCCAGTTGTGTAATCAACTGTTAATACATCATTTATAGCAACACCATGACCTGTAATCGTAATTGTTACTGTAGTACCTGATTGAGAGTAAGTTCCTGTTTTGGTAAAACCTTCTCCTGGTGGAGTAAAAGTAAAGCTGGCACTATCATTTGCCCTGCTATCAAGGAAACCTTCTATCGTATCCGCATCTGTTTCTGATACGTTAAAAGTAAAGTTATATACCTT